CGTGATAGCGGCAGATAGAAAAAATACACTATTGGATGTGCCAAGCATAAGCCTAGCGGGCGGCTATGAATATACCATTATCGATACACCTGGGCGACTCGCTGACATCACCGCCGCTGCCATTACTATTTCAGATTTATGCCTTATTCCCATTTGCCCAAGCCCTTATGATTTATGGGCGACTTTTGACATCGTCGAGTTACTACAGACAAGACACCAACTAACTAATGGCAGACCTGAGGCAGCTTATGTAATCAACAGAGCAGTGCCAGCCACTAAAATTTCAAAGTCAGTTAAGGAATATTTAGAGACATGCGCATTTCCCGTTATTGGAGAACCAATCGTACAGCGTGTCACTTATGCAGAAAGCGCTAGGCTCGGAATGACAATCTATGACACCCATAACGACAGTGCAATAAAAGAAATGAGCCTATTAGGCGACGCAGTAGTTAACATGTTAGGGGAAGTTAAATGACATTCGAACGAAGAAGACGCGCGGAAAATGCGGAGCTGATGAAGTTGAAAAAAGAAGTGATCGCCGATGATAAAGTAATGCTAACACTGCTCATTGATAAGCGAGACCGTATAAAGCTAAAAGGAATTGCAGCCTCAAAGCAAACAACCATGACAAATATATTGTGTGATTACATAAAAGAGTATATACAGAGATATAGAGATACAGATGTATAGATACATAGGTGAATAGATGATTTTATATATGTTAGTGTGGTACTTCACTTTTGAGGGGCAAGACTATGAGGGAAACATCGGGTTTACAACCTCATACGCTTGCTATGCCGAGCGAGACAGATTGAGAAACGATCCCGCAATCAAAGGAAATGCTATAATTATACTTGAGTGTGTACCGGTGAAGGGATAAAATAAAAGTGTGGGGGAAGTTCAGATTTCCTTCCTCAGGTACGCATTTGAGGTTCTATGCTAACCCCCACACTTAGTTAGACACGTGTAAATACTTTCTTCATTAATTGATACCCCTCTGAATAATAATTCATTGTAAATTCTCTTTGTTCATCGCAGATCCGACGATTTAAGCAATCAATTGCTTCTTCGATAGCTTGGAATTCTTTCAAGCTCATTTCAATTTTTACAGTTTTATCGATATTCATTTTATTCACCTTTACCTTTTAATTTATCGCATCTACTTAAGAAATTAGCGAGCCAACAAACGAAAGTAAAAAACCCCATTATTATTAGTCCAGCAACCCAAATCACATCACCAATCGTATAAACAAACATTTATTTCCCCTTAACATGCTGCAAAAACATAACATGAGCCATCTACGCAAAATGAGATGTAGTCATTAATAAACAAATCTCTTGCGTACATCTCATAATCAAAATAGTAACGAAGATACTCAGGTACTTTTGTTTCATGACATTCTTCGAATATGTAACGAGCAAAATCTATTTCGCTATCGTATTCACCTATGTAGTTTTCAATCATTCTTTCGGCGTCTTTTAAATCACCGCCGCAATATGCGAGAACTTCTTCCCCAACGGTGCTATGCTGACTTATAAATAAAGCTTTTTGTTTTAAAACGTCTAAATTTTCATATTCATCAATAGTGCAACTACCAAAACCTTCATAATCATGGATAGCCCACTCTTCAGCATTAGCAATCGGACTTTTGCTAAGCATTAATCGGATGCTTTCTTCGATGCTGTCATCAACATCTAACCATGAGCCGTGAAGATGGCCATTGTTATAAGCTGCTAAGCAAGCCACATATATTTTCGGATTAGTCATTTTATTTTCCTCAGTACGTTTATATTTCAATTACTTCAGTTATATTCTTAAGGCCATACTTTCCCGCGAGTCTCTTCGCCTTTTCTCGACTTATACGCTCCGCTTGGATTTGTCCATTGTCTTGATTAATGCCGTGCTTATCTAAATATTTATGCAATAACGAGAGAGATGCGAATTTGCAAACCCACAAAGACGATTCAATTTTTATTCCCATTTTTGAATATGCTACATAATAATATCTACTCATTTCTAATTCCTCAGGTACGCTTAATTATCAACACAACTAATAATAACACAACGTATTCGCGTAACACAACACCTGAATAAACATTATTTGACAAATAAATAAATGCTGTATTTACAAGCAATTGTTTGCTATCTTATTATGAGTAATTACACTCTTAGGAGAGAAACATGTCAGACGGCGTTAAAGACTATAGCGATAACAAAGGGAATAACTCTCACTTCAACGGCGTACCATCGATGTATGGTAAATTGGTTAGCGAACAAAATAGAATGCAGCCAAACTACTGTGAACCTGGCCCAGCGGGCGGCGGAATGCGTGGTGAACACCGTAATGAACAGAAAGGCCCCTAACACAATTTTGCGGAATTATAAAGGTAATCTATATGACTGAGGTGCTTGGAAGACCTCCTCACGAACCCACCGAAAAAACGCGGTTACTCGTAACAGAATTGACCGCGTTTGGCATTACTCAAGAGAAAGTTGCACACAGATTAGATATTAGTGTTGATACATTAGCAAGACATTATCGTTCGGAGTTAAATAACGCTAAAACTAACGCTGTACATCAAGTCGCTACTGGCTTATTTGATAAAGCGATAAATGGCGATATTGCTGCCCAAATGTTTTATTTAAAAACTCAAGGCAGATGGCGAGAAAAAGATCCCGAAGAAGATACAGCAAGCAAAGCGCTTTCTCTGGCTGAGCAAATCCTAAAATTGCAATCGGAAAAAAATGATAAATGAACAAGTCATTGAGGTTTTCAATTCGCTGCCTCTTTTTGCTGAGTCATTTCTCCACATACGGACTAAAGCTGGCACAGTAGAAAAGTTTTCATTCAACCGCGCTCAACTATATATACATGACAAATTAGAGAAACAGCTAAAAGCAACTGGCAAGGTTAGAGCGCTATTATTGAAAGGGCGACAACAAGGCTGTTCAACTTATGTGCAAGCAAGATATTTCCATAAAGTTATTACGCAAACGGGTAAAAAAGCCTTCATTCTCACCCATGAGGCGGAAGCTACAAAGAATCTATTTGACATGGCTAAACGTTATTACGATAGCTTACCCGAAGGTCTCGCTCCAAAATCTGACGCCTCAAATGCTAAAGAGCTTAATTTTAAAACGCTTAACAGCGGCTATTCAGTCGGCACGGCGGGAAATAAAGCGGTCGGCAGATCGCAAACAATTCAATTAATGCATGCAAGTGAGGCGGCTTATTATCCTCATGCAGAGGAGCATGCGAAAGGTATTTTACAGGCAGTTTCAAATGAACGTGGTACGGAAATTATTATCGAGTCGACAGCTAATGGTATCGGTAATTATTTTTATAATCTCTGGTGTGCTGCTTCTAGTGGTCAATCAGATTTCCAAGCCATCTTTGTTCCCTGGTTCTGGCAGACCGAATATAAACGCTCGCTCCGAGATGGAGAAAGCCCAACACTCACGGACGAAGAGCAAGAGCTATTAGATATATATAGTAAGAATGGATTAACGCATGAACATCTTTATTGGAGGCGTCAAAAGTTTTTAGAGTTCAGCAATGATTTTGACACGGCAAGAGAACTATTCAACACCGAATATCCATTTACCGCGCTGGATGCGTTCCGTAACCCAGTTGAGAATAGATTTATTAAAGCTCAAATGGTGATTGCTGCGCGGAAACGTACTGTGCAATCTGACTCACCTCTTGTTATTGGTTGCGACCCTGCATTGAGCGATCACGATCGAACAGCAATCATTAGACGCAAAGGCCGATTAGTTTACGGGCTTGAGACTTATCACAATCTCAACACGATGGAAATAGTCGGCGCGTTGCGACGTATCATTGATAAAGAGCGCCCACAAAAAGTCATGGTCGATGTTATCGGTATCGGAGCTGGTATATATGATAGGTTACGAGAGCTAGGCTATGAGATGGTTGAAGGCGTTAATGTTGCACGTTCAGCTGATAATTGGGAGAAGTTTAAAAATCTGCGCGCTGAATTGTGGCATGAGATGCGCGAGTGGTTAGCGCAAGATGCGCCTGTTCAAGTACCTGACAGTGATGAATTACTAGGCGATCTAACGTCACTGGGATATAAATTCGACAGTGCAGGTCGACTGCAAATTGAATCAAAGGATGAATTGCGAAAGCGCGGGATGAAATCCCCTGATTGTGCTGATGCGCTCGCTTTAACGTTTTACGTTGGTGAATATTTGAGCGCGGGATCTTACGCTGCGAACAGGTTGCCTGAAAAGTCAGCTGGAATGTTTGTTTAAGGAAATACTATGGCAAGAAAAGCAGAGAAGATAACTCAACAAGCGCGAATAGCGGTTGAAAAGTGGCGCGAGTATTTCAAATACAACATTGATTTATATCATCAGATGCACACGTTTATCCTTGGGCGACAATGGGAAGATGATGAGGAGGACATGCTCTTACGCAATAACAAGGTTCCGCTTCAGTTCAATAAACTCGACACTTTTATTAACACATTGTTAGGCGAGCAACAACAAAACACACCACAAATAGAAGTGCAGCCTTTATCTAATTGCGATGAAGAAACAGTTAAAATACGTCAATTGCTCGTCAAAGATATTATGCTTTCAACAGATGCCAAGACACATTATCAGGTTGCTGCTAAGCAAGCCTTTGTCGGTGGCTTTGGA